GTTTATTATAGTATCAATGGCAGAGAATAAAGTTGGATCTACTAGGGCTGTTTCTGTGTCAATAAAAAACATATGTAATAAGCCATTTACAATTAGACCAACTTGTGGAATTATTAAAGATGGTAAGGAAAAAACATTATACTTATATGATAGTGGGACACATACCTATTTAAATGAAAGAATAATTAAGCCAGATGAAACTTTAACACTTAGTTATATTGATACTGATTTTAAGGAGTTTTATGTAGATGAAAACAGTCGTCTAGTAATGTACTTTGTATTTGATAATGAAGATTACTCTGGTTCTGGAACGCTAGGAATGTTAAATATGGCACATTTTACTGAGAAAGATTTAAAAGATAAATTAAATTAAAGTATAAACTTATTGACAGGCCCCAGTATAATTGGGCCTGTCAATTGCTATTTGGGTGAGTAAAGTTACTTGGAAAAATTTACCAAATAGGTTATACTTGTTGTTGGCATTTATAAAGATAGTAAACGGAGGTTAAATTATGAGTACGAAATTAGGATTTAAAACAAAGAAATGTTTAGTAAAACTATGGGGAATAATAATGTTCTTATTAGCATTGATTATTCTCCCAGACACAGTAACATTAGCAGATAATGAGAAAGCAAATTGGGAAACTTTAGCACCAATGTCTCAAGTAAGGAGCGAATTTCAAACAGAAGTAATAGATGGGAAAATATATGCTATTGGGGGAATAAATAGAAATGTTCCTGCATTTTTAAAATCTGTAGAAGTCTATGATCCATCAACAGATAAATGGACAACATTAGCACCGATGACTAATGCCAAAAATTCCTTTCAAGCAGAGGTAATAGATGGGAAAATATATGTTATGGGAGGATTTGCAGGATTTAATCAAACACCATTAAATTCTATAGAAGTCTATGATCCATCAATAGATAAATGGACAACATTAGCATCGATGTCCTTAGATAGAGGTTTGTTTCAAACAGAGGTAATAGAAGGAAAATTATATGTTATGGGAGGAAGCGGAATAGGTAGAGATTTTCTAAAATCTGTAGAAGTCTATGACCCATCAACAAATAAATGGACAACGTTAGCACCGATGTCCGTAGCAAGGTCAAATTTCCAAACACAAGTATTAAATGGAAAAATATATGCTATGGGAGGCAGCACTTTTTCTACGTATTTAGAGTCAGTAGAAGTCTATGATCCATCTACTAATATATGGACCCAATTAGCGCCGATGTCAGTAAAAAGAATGTACTTTCAATCAGAAAGTGTAAATGGAAAAATATATGTTAGTGGAGGACAAAATGGTGGGGAAAACAATAAAGTCGTAGAAGTCTATGATCCGATTAAAAATGAATGGGCAACATTATCAGCCATGTCACAAGATAAGTTTTTTTATTCTGAATCGGAATTAGTAGACGGTAAAATATATGTTATTGGAGGCTACGAAAATAATAGCGCAGAGGTTTATGATATATTGATTGATAAATGGATAACATTACAACCTTTGTCTATACCAAGGTCTTGGTTACAAACAGAAGTAATAAACGGGACAATATATGCTATTGGAGGACATGGAACACCTTCCATGGAGTCATATACCGTATCTGCAAATTTGGAAAAGCAAATAAAAGTAGTCCTGGAAACAGATGAAAAACTTCAGTTAAGTGTTGATGATCACTTAGATGAGAACACAAACATGACTTGGTATTCTTCTGATAGTACAGTTGCTCAGGTTGATGAAAATGGTGTAGTGATAGCTATTAAGGCAGGTAATGCAGTCATTCACGTAAAAAGCATGAGTGGAAATTATTCTGACGATATCAACGTATTGGTAGTAGATAATGCTAATGACTATCGTCTGGCAGTGGATTTGAAAGTTGGGAAAATAAGCCGCTTAACAGTAGATGATTTGACCAATGCATTAAATGTTACATGGAATTCCGGCGACACATCTGTAGCTACTGTTTCCAGTAAAGGTGTTGTGACAGCAAAGGGAAAAGGTTTAACCCTGGCAAAAGCAACAGATAGAGATGGTAATGTAGTTGGCCAGGTTTATGTAAGAGTAAGAGAATAATTATATGTAGTACATATTAGGAGGGGCGATATTCGCCTCTCTTCTTTTTATCATTTAAAGCAAACAGGAGCCAATAGGCTCTTATTTTATTGTCCTAAAGGACGGAAAGGAATTAATTTATGAGTAATATTGAAAAAATCAAATTTGGTGATCAGTCATTTGATTTGGTCGCTGCAGGAGTAAATCTTGGAGAGTCAGTAGGAAGTATTACCTTTCAGAAAGGAACAGTTTCTTTTGACAGCATCGAAACAATCTTAAAAGCCAATGGCAGCATAACGCAGATTGGATTGTCAGGAGAAACAGACTGGAACCGGTCTGACCTGGTGTATGCTGGCAGGCTAACAAAGCTATCTGATCAAGTGGTTGGTGCGGAACAGGTTAAAGTTGGAACGGATAAGGAAACGAAAGAACCAATCTATGAAACTAAGGATATTAAAGGGGATGTAATGATTGCAGTATTTAAAGCCCCGGATCTAACAGAACGTGTAGCAGCTCTGGAAGTAGAGAACGAATCTTTAAAAGCAACAGTAGGAACTTTATTATTAACAAGCCTGGAGGTGTAAATATGTTTGAAATGTTGATGTGGTTATATGAAGGTGGAAAAGGTAAGCTGACGGTCCCCATGCTGGCAAATGCAGTTATAAAAGGCTGGATCTCTGACGATCAGAAGAAAGAAGTTCTGGCAACTAAAAAATAGAAAGAGTGAGGAAAGTGAGAATGAAAAATGTATTATGTACAACAGCAGGTTTAGTAGGAAGTTTTATAGCATCGCTATTCGGAGGTTGGGATACCGGTATTGCAACTTTGGTCCTTTTTATGGGAATTGATTTCTTTTCTGGCTTAGCAGTAGCAGGAATCTTTAAAAACAGCACTAAGACGGAAACCGGGGCGTTGGAATCAAGGGCTGGCTTTAAGGGGCTCTGCCGTAAGTGTATGACGCTCCTCTTTGTCCTGATAGCCTACCGGTTGGATCTGGCCATTGGTACCAATTACATAAGGGATGCTGTTATCATTGGTTTTATGGCAAATGAACTGATCTCCATCGTGGAGAATGCCGGACTTATGGGGCTGCCACTTCCTGCAGTTCTGACAAAGGCCATAGATGTGCTGAAAAAGAAAGCTGTAACTGAATAATCTGTTGCGACCGTCGCAACTCCTGGGCCTGGGATAACCCCGGGTCCTTTTAATTTGAAGGAGGAATCTAATATGGAAATCCATCAATTATTAACACCATACAACTATGGTAACGGCCAGGTGGACCGTATCAAATATATTGTAATTCATTACGTAGGCGCTCTGGGAGGAGCGGAAGCAAACTGTAAATACTATGCATCTCAATACATTGGTGCAAGTGCGCACTACTATGTGGATTTTAGCGGGGAGATCTGGCAGTCCGTAGAAGACAATAATGTTGCATGGCATTGTGGGGCTAAGAAGTATGTACACCCTGAATGTCGAAATGGTAACAGCCTGGGAATAGAGTTATGTGTCCGCAATAAGGGCTCCGTGGCAGATACAAGCCGGGACTGGTACTTTGAAGATGCTACGGTACAGGCTGCCATTTTGCTGACCAAGGAGCTAATGGCAAAATACAACGTGCCTGCTGATCACGTGATCCGTCACCATGATGTGACAGGGAAGATTTGTCCCAACCCTTACGTCTACAACCACACTCAACACACCTGGGACGCATTTAAGAGTGCACTGGTGGCAACTCCAGAAAAGAAATCCGGCTGGAATGAAGAGGACGGCGGCTGGAGGTTTTACAATGGAGATACTGACCTTCCGGTTCGTAATGATTGGGTGAATGACGGAGACAAGTGGTACTGGTTTAACGCTGCTGGGACCATGGTCACAAATACTTGGTATCGATATAATGAGACTTGGTATTACTTAGGCCCAGACGGGGCTATGTGTACGTCGCAGCTTGTTGCAAACTCCGGAAAGGTTTACGCTGTGGACAAAAATGGGAAGATGGTCACGGAGCCGTTAATACTCTCGCCGGATCAGGCTGGGGCGCTTAAGTACCCTGAATTAGTGAAATAGTACTATATTTATTTAGTATATATATCAATTGATAAGATCTACACTTGATGATAATATACAAGCATTCTGAATTACAAATGAATTAAACAGAATTCTCAGAAACTATAACCGGTTATATAAGAAGCTCATAAGTCATTCATTTCTTCAAGATGACTTTCTTTTCTGTGGCATCATTTATTA